GAGGTGCTATCCGAGGTCAGAGTGGCCTGTGGCACGGACAGAGCGAACTGGAGCGAATAGACGTTATCAGGACGGGCATACAGCACCACCTTCGTATCGCCACTTCCATCCACGCCATCAAAGGTATAGGCATTCGGAATGCCAGTGATCGGAGTGGTGAAGTTCTGGTAGCGGTTCATCTCAACGAAGCTGAGGTTCGTCAAGCCCACATTGGCGGTCACGTTGATGGCATCCACCACCTGGAACTTCTGACCAGCACCAGTCATCGAATAGATGTAAGTCCCGGCAACAGTAGTGATGGTTACCGTCTGACCCAGCACATTCCACGCATATGCGTCCTCGATCTGGCGCTTGGCATCGTTGACAAACTTGCCGATCAGGGTAGAGTAGCTCGTCTGATTAGCGGTTGAGACAGTCGTCTCACGCAGCCTAATCAGCACATCATTGATGAGTTCTAGGTAGGTCATTGCCGTGTCAATCCTATTTCTTCAAAGGTGGCGATCACAGAAATGGTCGAGCCAGATTCTGATAGCGTAGTGATGTAGTCGCCTTCTTCCAAAACGATGTATTGATTGACATCAATCTCGGCGAGCGTTGATTTGGCAGACAGCGTGAACTCAGTCGTGATCGGGATGGTGGCAGCGGCACTTGAGTCATACCAGCTAAAACTGATGTGCTTGTTGGATGTGCCATTATTCGATGCGTGGAGCAGCACACACTTGGCGTAATAGCCGGTTGGCACTGTGTACAGCGTAGTAGCTGTAGCAGCAGTTAGACTTCTACCAACCGAGAGTGGTCTCACTTCTTATTCCTCGCAGAAATTGCTTTTGCTTTGGCTACTGCATCCTTTTTGGACGATGCGCCCCAAGCTCTGAGGGAAAGAAGCAGGCGAGTTGGTTCGCCGTCTTTGTATTCAGGCCCAGGCATATTGCCCATACGCGCAAGAAAGGAGGCCCGTCTTGGGTTGTCGCCTGATTTGACAGGAGCTTTTAGGTTCCCGCCTGTAGACTGATTATAGGACTTCCTGCCCTTTTCGTTCAATCCACCAGCAGGATTTTTACCCTCTTTGCGTGTCCAGGCAGCGGTCTTCATTTCTTCCTCGCGGCTCTCATGTTGTCCACCAAGTTGGGGTACGGACGACCAGCAGCCTTTGCCATCTTTTTGGCAGCGGCCTTCTTAGCCGGTGTCAGTGGTTTAGCAGCGCCCAAGGACTTTGGACGCTTCTTATCCCACACCTCTTTCACTTCTTCTTCCGGGACTTCCCGGCCTCAGATAGTGCAATAGCAACCGCTTGGCGAGGGTTCTTGACAACAGGGCCACCCTTGCCCGAGTGCAGACCACCGGCCTTGTACTCGCGCATGACCTTGCTGATCTTCTTCTCAGCCTTGGTTTTCATACCAACTCCGTCACAGAGAATGTGGACGAGGTGACAGCGGCGTCTTTGATAACCGCAATCTTTTGGCCAGGGCTGACTCGGATAATTTCAGAGAAATTATTTGGCATCATGGGTGATGTCGTAATACTCGCCGTCGGGTTAGCGCCGATTGCAAAGTGGCAATGGCCCGACGAACAAGATACCCGAATCATCGTGGTGTTGGCCCCAAATGCAGTCGATTGGACGCTGGAGTTGGTGACCGTAAAAACCTGTGTGGTGCCCAAGCTCGGCACGCCCATTGGGACGTTGTTTGGGTCAAGTTGAAAGGTAGACATTATTTCTTGCCTCGGGTCATCTTGTTGGTCATCGCACGTTGGCCGCGTTGGGGCAGCGGCTTGGGCTTGCCAACAGCAACCATGATGGCCACAGGCATAGCCTTCTTAGCGCCAGAAGATTTGGACTCTTTTTTACCCATTTTGGGAGCAGACATCTTGCCGTACATGATCAATCCTTTGTGATAGGCCCACCAGATTTCCAAGCATCACAAGTGCGGGCCGCTGCACAAGTGAACTGGAACAAGTCGCAGTAGCCAAGATCAGCCGCTGCAACGAATTGCTCGTCGTAAGACAACTCGCCCTCATTCTCGTCTTTTTCCAGACCGCCAACAATGCATTGCATCATCTTGGGCGTTTGAATGAAGGCTGCACAATTACCACAAAGCATCCCCTTGATCGACTCAGTGGGAGCGTTGTACATCTTGGCCTTCTTTAGCCAGAAGGCGGTATTAGGCTCATCAGGGTTAGGAGGCCCATATCCGTAGTCCTTGAACGCATGATTGCGGTTCTTCAGATTGATGTGGACATCTTGTGTGGCAATTGGGCACACAACCCCTGACAGCATACCCATGTTAGGTGGCCTTTGGCTGTTTAGGTGGCCGTCCTGGCCGTTTAACTGGGGGAGGCATCATAGGAAGAGGACGAGGCTCTTCTTGCTCAGGCTCGTCAACCAAGACGTAGCCGCCATGACCCTTCATAGATTCAATGTCATGAGGCAAAGTGAACGTGACCGTATTGCCACTTGCCAAACAACGATAGGTAGCCATTGGAACTCCAGAAGTAAAACAGGGGGCTTGTGGCCCCCCGTCTTTACACAGCGCGGCCGATAACCAAATTGACCGTTGCAGCGGCCAAATTGACAGAACTTCCGGTTGGGTTGTAAGTGACGATAGTCACCGTGTTTGCAGCCGAAACGTAGGCCCGTTTAACCAGACCAGCCTCACTGACAGTCATCCCAAAGCCAAGCACCATATCGCCAAGTGCAACGCCAGGAACAGTCACCGTATCGGTGTCAGTAGCGCCACCAGCAACAGCGCCAGCATCAAGAGTACAAGTCACGTCCCAAGTATCCGTGAACAAGCCACGGAATTGGTCATTCCCACGACGGGAAGTAACAGCGGTAGCAGCAGCCATTTCAATCTCCTATAGAAAAAGATCCCTCCCCCGAAGGGGAGGGGACAACTGCATTAGGCCGGAACAGCCAGGGCGAAGGCAGCGGAAGCGTCAGCAGCAGTGCTGGTAGCATTGGTACGCAGAGCCTTGACACCGTAGAGCGTATCTGCGGTGAACAGGGTGCCCAGGTACTCTTGCTTGTACTGGGTCTGCGAACGGATACCAAGCTGCTCAACCAGAACCATCGAATCGCGGTGGCCCATCAGGCAGATACGGTCAGCACCGCTGTTACCAGCGCCGGTATCGGCGTTGGAGGTCGCGAACACTGCCATACCGTACAACTGGCCGATCTCACCGTTGCGGATAGCATCGCCGTTGCCAACGAATGCCTGCTCGGTGTAACGGGCCAGACCCATCAGGGTGTTGCGGCTCGAAGGCGGGATCAGGAAGAAACGGCCGTCCATAGGAACGTCGTTGTCATCCAGACGCTGAATGGTGCGACGGATAGCCGCATCAGTCAGAGCAGCAGCGTTGGACGAGGTGCTGTTGTAAGCAGTCGTGCCATCGGAGCCGACGAACGCCTTGGTCGAGGTGTTGCTGGTAGCGTAGTCATTGGTGCCGATGGTAGCGCCGTTGAAAGCGCGGCCCAAGCGAACCAGATCGGTGTCGATGCGGCGAGCCAGAGCGTAACCAGCGTCTTCCGTGTAGAAAGAACGCAGGCTGGTCAGGGCTTGCACCTCAACGATGTCCTCGATCAAACGGCTGTACTCATAGTGCTGGTTGATCAACACTTGAATGTTGGTTTCGCTGTTAGCAATCAACGTCACAGCATCAGTCGCCACCTTGGCCGAGGCATTGCCACGAGCTGGGCTAGGGATGTTGATGGTGTCACCCTTTTTGCCTTTGAAAGACATCTTCTTGACCACGTTGGCCAGGACGAGGTTTTTCTTATAGGCAGCAACAATTTCATCACTCCAAATTTCGGGGATGAAGGCTGCTGCGGAAGTGGTGGTTACCGAATTGGTTGGGGAAAAAGCGGTATTAGCCATGTTAAATCTCCAAAAAAAAGATGGTTACTTGACCCGTCCATCTGCGTATGCTTGCATGATCTCGTCACTCAAGGATTCGTAGCGGGCCGGATCGGTCATTTTCAGCCGAATGAGGTCTGCCCTGCGGTAAACCCTTTTGGAACTCTCTCCAGAACCACCCACATCGACTTGCGCTGCTTTCATGCTCTTGGCTCGACTGGCATCGCTTGCCTGTCCAGCCTTTTGAGCCTTGACGCCACGCAACTCTTTGAAGGTAGACAACAGTTCATTGGCAGAGTCATAGTCAAACTCAGCATCTGCCTTCGCATACAGCCCCAAACGCACGGATGAAGACTTCACCCAGTTCTGGAACTCAGCATCGCCAACAATGTTGGCATAGTCAGGATGCTCTTGCGTCAGCTTCTGCTGAATCTGCATCCTCTTGAACTCCATGCTGGCCTGACGGGCAGCAAGAACGTCCGGATGCTTGTCTATGGTCGCTTGAACCGCTTTCTGAGGGTTCTCAAAGAAGTCTACTTCTGGCTCTTCCTCTCTAATTTGCTGTTTCGAACCAATGTTCTGTTTGATAAGCTCGTCAGCCAGTTTCCGGACTTCGCCCACTTCTTGGGCTTGCTTGCCAATCAGCCTCTCAGCCTCCTGGTGCATCCGCACTACATCTTCCAAACTCTTATCCCGATACTTGTCGGGGAGTTGAGACTTAGATTCCTGTACTTCCAGTTCGCTCGGCAAATCCGATTCTTGGTCTATCAGCATGATGTTTCCTGCCAAAAAGGTTGTAGGAGATTCAACTCGGCTACCGTAGGCTTATGAGTTGGCTTTGCGTTCCGCGTTCAACTTTTCAACGTGTCTATGTTCAAACCGTCCGTGTGCAGACGGAAAGCTCCCAGACCACCCCTCCAAGTTAAACTTCGGAGCGCTTATGACGCGACTGGCTGTACCGCCGCATCCACACTGAATAGTAGCCGTCTCATAACCGACCAACTTCTCAGTGCGCTGTCCGCAAACGCAGACAAATTCATACATTCGTTTCATCGCTCAGATCCTCATATGCGTCCTCGCTGACCTTCTTTAAGGTTTTCAGCCATGTAAGGATAGAAAGCTCACCTTTTCTGAATTGTAAATGTTTCTCATCCTCTATCGAGGAAATATTATTCAGGCTGCTTAACATGTTGTCAACATCCTCCATGAGGTCATGCCACCCCTGGCTGGCAAACATGTCAAACCGGCTCTCATAGTACCTTTGCAGTTCAGGCGACATAAAAACCCCAATACATCATCGCGGCACCTAGTAGTCCTGTTCCTACACTGCCCCAGAACAGAGGCATAGCAACGGCCAAAATGGCTGCTGTAGATAGGACAATGCCAATCTGGAGAGCCGCTCCAGCATAGGTATAGAACGGGCTACGCTCTTTTGCACGATCACGCTCCGTCTCTAGATTCTTGGCCTTGGTCATGATCTCTTCCATGTCCTGGCGCATTCTTGCAGAGTCTTGCTCGCGTCCTGCTACATCGTAGACCACAGAACGCACATTCTTGGCCTGATACCAAGCCCACATGTTGTTGGCAGCGATCGTGTTCGTCAGAACCTTGCTGGAGTTGCTGTTGCCGATCATGGTGTTGATGGCCAGCAAAGCGGCAAAGATCGTGACCGTGATCGCGGCACGTTGTTTAATGATGATTTCAAGCTCTGATCTAGTCATTACCAGTTGAACCCAGTTACCACAGCCCAGATGGTGACTGCGATTGCAGCACCACCAACAGCAAGGCCAATCAAAAGGATGATGACCTCTTCAATCTCGGCCTCACGCCGCTTGGCCGCTTCCTTCTTGCGCCGTGCATCGTGAGCCGCGTCGATCTCCATCTGCTTGGCTCTGGCCGTGATGCGCATCCACACGTCCATCTTGTTCGACTGGAAGAACAGCATCTTGACCTGCTCCTCGAACTCGCGAGCAGACTCCAGAGCCATTTCCAACTCAAGTGCCTGACCCAGTGCAGATCCCTTGAAACCACCAGACTTGGCCTGCTTGACTACCTCGATGGCTTGTTCTTTGGCGTCAAAGTACTTGCCCAGCACCGGCCCAAGCGATGCAACGTCGTCAACGGTCTTCGAAACCTTTTTGACGAGCTGGACTGCCGACGATATGGCAGCAAGGGCGGTGATTGGGTCAATCATTTTGTGATCCAGATCGCTGCAAAAATAGTCCCGGCCATGCTAACCAGCATGACCCCCGCTGTTTTCATCAGGATGCCCTCGATGCGCTTGAGTCGAGCATTGATTTGCTCGTACCTAATTGCACACACTTCCTCATGCGTATGCAGCCTCGCATCTGTAGCGTTCACTGTGCTCATGCCACGACCCCTTTATTCTATGCTCAAAAGAATACGAAGAAGTTGCCCGCGTATGTAACGGGAACTACCACAGTGCCGTTGATATAGCTGACAGACAGGTAGTCAATGCCGCCGCCAGCAGTGAAACTCAAGTTTGTGTTGTTTCCGGCGTCAGTTGAGTTTGCACCCATCAACCATGCACTGCCTTTTTGCAAAATAGCTTGCGTCGTG